TAATAATGTATTTGACGTATATCCGTGGTTACAAAGTTACTTAGGAGCTTATGTCCTTGGTGGAGCAGGTAGTTTTCAACTTAGGGTGGTTAGAGGATAATGGCAGGTCAACTTGATTCATTATTAAAGAATGTAGCTAAACAGGTTGTAGCTGATCTTGGAGCTTCTCTTGATACAACTATTACTTATACAAAAAAGGCTTCGGGAAGTTATAACACTAGCACTGGTGTTTATACAACAACAGACACTAGCTATAGTTTTGATGCTCCTGTTGAGTTTGTTCAATCTGCTGAAGATACTGGAAGAGAGAGAAGAGAAGCAAAGGTTTATATAACACCTGATTTGATTGGAGATAATCAACCTGATTTTCAAGATGAGATTACATTAACTTATGCTGGATCTACAAGAGTAGGACAGATAGTTAATATAGATACAAGACAGGGTGGACAGACTTATCTGTTTACTTTATTAGTGAGGTTTTGATGGCTAAAGCTGGAGATATTAGAAATGCAAGTTCTGATTTAACAAATAATTTACAGAGAGATTTTAACCTTTTTATACAGGCAGCATTACTTGATTTGTCCTCTGAAGAAGATCCTATAAGTCCTATTGATACTGGATTTTTTGCCTCAAGTTGGACAGCTAGTACTCAAAGACCCAGACCAGATCAGGCAAGAGAGGATCATCCTCCGTGGAGTAAAATAGAACCTTCATATGAAGGAAGGCCAGCACCTGCTTCATTTGTTGAGCCAAGATTTATAAATAATATAAAATTTAATTTTAAACCTTTTTCTAAAGTATTTATTGGTAATAGATCAGAATATGCTGCAAGTGCTTTAGGTTCTCGTAGAAGTAAAATTGTTAAATATGTTGGAACTCTTGGACAACTTATAAATGCTACTTTTACAGATAAAAAACCAAGTATTGCTGTTGCATCTAGGAAATTTCAAGGTGGTAGTATTAGTCCAACTGGCACAAAAGGTATTGGACAATTTGCTGATCCTGATAGAGAATTTGTTGATTACACCAATCTATGACTTTAGTTAACACCAGAGCAGCTTTTGAAAAAGCAGTAACAGATGCAGTTGCAGCAGTAGACGCTACTGTTGAGATGGTTTATGACAATATGGTTTATAAAACTCCTGGTAAAACTAAAAAATATATTATTATGTCAGTTGATTTTGCACAGGCAACAACTCAAACTCAAGGTGCAGCTTCGGATTTTTATTCTGGTGTTATTCAATGTAATATTTATGTTCCGAGAGGAAAAGGTAGTGCAACCTTATCTGCATTAGGAGAGGCTGTTATTGATGGGCTTACTTCTGTTAATGCTTCTAACTATACTGATACATTTAGTTGTAGTCCGAGAGTGCTTGATATTAATGGACTTACACCTATTCAACTTGATGATTCTTCACATTTCTTAGGCTTAATATCTTGTCAATTTACCGCCAACACTTAGTATAATGATGATAGCTATACATTAACATGACTAGAGCAGTTGATCTTTTAAAAAACAAGTTTGGAGTTTCTCAACTTTATAAACATGATGTAAAACAAGATGATGAGATTATTCTTAGTATCTATTGGCATCCATTAACTATTGCTGAAAGAGAGTCTATACAAAAGAAAAGTAATACAGATGATTTTAATGATTATGCTTTACACATGATGATTGAAAAATCATTAGATAAAGATGGTGCAAGACTTTTTCAAGATGGAGATAAAGCATCTTTAAGAAGAGAAATCGAAGCATCTGTTCTTGAAGAGATACAACTTGCGATGGTACAAGCTGGTGCTGATAAGGAGGTAAAACAGGCTAAAGCCGATTTAAAAAGCTAATAGTGATTGGAAATTTATTTATTCATTAGCAAAACAACTACATAAAACTGTAGCTGAATTATGTGAAACTTTAACTATTGAAGAAATGATAGGGTGGGCTGCTTTTGCAGAACTTGAAAGCGAAGAGTATGAAAAACAAAAAGAACAAGCACAACGATCTAGTGCTTTACGAGGTAAAAAGAGGTAATATAGAGAAAATGTTTTAATTTTCTGTAGAAAGTGGCTAATTATAATGTTGATATTGTTGTAGGTATAAAAGGTAGACAACAATTAGATAAACTTACAAAAGGAATAGAAAGTACATTAAAATCAGTAACACGTTTAAATGAATCAGCAAAAAAATTTAATAAAGTTACTCAAAGTGTTAATAGTTATTCTACTGCGTTACAAAAAGCCAATATTGCCTTAAATGGTGCGGTTTTAGGATCACAAAATGAAACTTTTGCAGTTCGTCAATTTGTTAATGCACTAGGTTTAGCAAATGCAGCCAGAGAAAGACAAAATAAATTAATTCAAGAACAAATCATATTAAATAAAAATAATTTTGCAGCTTTTAGTAAATCAGCAAGTGGTTTTGCAATCGCTAATGATCCTGTTTCAAAATCTATTCGTAGAAATCAAAGAAATCAAGCTAGAAGGGCTAATGCTGGAAGTAGATTTAGAGGACAATCAAGCCCTCTAACATCTCCTATATTTCCAGGATATTCAGAACCTATATTTCCTGGTCAAGCACAAAGTTTATTTGCAGGTGGAACTTTTAGAAATAATTTAATGTCGAATATAAACATGAGTAGAACAGGAAGAGAATCAAGTAATTTTGGATTCGGTTCTGCTGGCGATCCTATTGCTAAATCTATTAGACGTAATAAACAAAAGCAATTTAAAGACTTATTAAAAGAAAAGAAAGCTAATAAAGAAATAAGAGATATGAAAGCTGCACAGTTAAGATTGCAGAGATCTCAAAATAGAGCATTAAGACAAGGTGTATTAGAAACACAAAATCTAGCTAAAACTACTAAAACTGCTAGTTCTGCTGGAACAACAGGTGGAGGATTTTTTAGAGGTGGAGCTAGAGGTGCTATTGGTAGTGCAGCGATTGGTGGTGGTTTTCCTCTACTTTTTGGTCAGGGTGCTTTAGGAGCAGTTGGTGGTGGAGTTGGTGGTGCTCTTGGTGGAGCAATAGGTGGTCAGTTTGGTTTTTCTTTGTCCATTGTTGGTACTGTAATAGCTCAACAAATTCAACAAGCTATTGATTTCAGAAAAGAAATTGACAAAGTAAATACTGCAATAAAAGAAACAGGTGGAACTTCTACATTTACAGCAAGTCAAATCAATAGTCTGGCAAAAGAATTAAAAATGACAAAGGATGAAGTATTAAGTGCTGTTAATGCCTTTGGAGGATTTGACGCAGCACAGAGAACTATTTTGACACAAGTATTTGGAGATCCTTCAACTTTTAAGTTATATGCTTCTATATCTAAAGATGCTAATTCTTTAATATCAGCTATTCAACCTTTAATTGATGCTAACGAAATAAGTATTACACAAGCACAAAAAACTTTAGAGATATTAAATAAAGGAGGACTTACTGAAGCAAAAGTTTATTTAGAAAATTTAAAAGAACAAAAAGAACTTGATTTAGAAATACAGAAGATAAATAAAGTAACACTTGAAGATAGGCAAAAAGCAGATGCTATCTTTAAACAGTTTTTCTATCAAGATCAGGATGGCATCGTGCGATCTTTGGGAATATTAGAAAAAATGACAGAGGAAGAACAAAAAAGATATACACAAATGTTCAAAGCAGAATTTTTTAGAGATGAAAGAGTTAAAGCACTTATAGATGAAAATGAACTTAATAAACAACAAACTAGAGAACTTTTAGAACTTCAAAGACAAATTACTGAAGAATTAGAAAGGCAAGCAATAATTCAAGCTCCGAAAGATGAATTAAAAAAATTATTAGATCCATTAAGACAAGTTGATGCTTTAAGTAAAAGTGTTGGTGCGAGTTTTGCAGAATCATTTAAAGGTATTGTAAGAGGTTCTATGTCTGCTCAAGATGCCTTAAGAAATTTATTTCAACGTACAGCAGATCATTTCTTGGATATGGCAGCACAGATATTAGCAGCACAGATAAGATCAGGAATTATGGGATTATTTGGTAATATGTTTGGCAATAATTTTACTAGAAATGCAGTAAGTGCAACTCCAACTTTAACTCCCGACCAACAAGTATCACGTTTTACTTTTATGAGAGCAAATGGAGGAGTAGTAAATGCTGGTAAAAGTTATATAGTGGGAGAACGTGGTGCAGAAATGTTTGTACCAAATGCAGGTGGTCGTATAGTTCCTAATTCTGATCTTGGTGGTTCAACAAATATAGTTGTAAATGTAGACGCTTCTGGTTCTTCTGTTGAAGGAGATGAAGAACAAGGTAGAGAACTTGGTCGTATGATTTCAGTTGCTATACAATCAGAGTTAATTAAACAAAAACGACCAGGAGGTATGCTTGCATAATGGCTACGTTTCCCTCGATCAAGCCTGTTTATGGGCAACAAAAAAGATCCGCACCATTAACTAGAACAATCCGTTTTGCTGATGGGTTTGAACATAGAATTTTATTTGGATTAGCAGAACATCAAAATCCAAAGGTTTATAATTTTACTTTTAATGTCTCTGAAGTAGAAGCAGATGAAATAGAAACCTTCCTTGATGCTCGTGCAAATGATAGTGCCAGCTTTGATTTTGAAGCACCTGGAGAAGCTGCTGCACAAAAATTTGTTTGTCAGGCATGGTCAAAATCTATACCTTATAACAATAGAGCTACAATACAGGCAACATTTAGAGAAGTATTTGAACCATGAGTACTGCTCCGATT